CATCAATCCAATAACCACGCCACACCAGAAGAGGGCGCATGAAACCAACATCCAAAACCAAACCTTTCCTCTTAAGCTCATGCTTACCTCGACTTTTAGGCGTAAAAAAACCGCTAGGCGGCTGTTAAGTAGTTGCCGGGTTATTTATTCACGCCCGGCTCGTGACTCTCGATGTACCCCTACAGCGAGAAATTAGCTAAACTATTGCCACCCCTACAGTAAGAGAGTGATTAAAAATGTCAGAAAACAAAGGCATAGTTAGCAGAATTACTGATGCTGTTTCTGGAGCAGGAGGAGCAATAAAGGCCACCGTTGATGCTGTTAAAGATATTCAGTCCCTGCATGTAGACTACAGCGTCAAGGAGAAAACATTTGATTTGCTAACTAAGTTAATGGATATCCAGTCTCTACTTATATCTGCCAAGGAGAGAATTATTGAGCTTGAAGATGAAAAAAAACAGAAAGAGAATTGGGAACTCGAATCTTCTAAGTATGAGCTTATAAGTCCTACGCCTGGCTCTTTTCTCTACCGTATTAAGGAATCTGAGAAGGGCGATCAGCCGGTAATTTACCTTTGTACCGCATGTCACAATGACCGAAAAAAATCTGTGCTTCAGTTTCAAAAGCAGGTTGCTCCTAAGAGTGGAGTAGCGTACTTGTTGTGCCATTTATGCAAAGCAACTTATCAAATTCCAGTCGCCACTCTTAAAGGTGATTACAATTCCTAATTTATGCGGCGAGATTTTAACGTGCCGTTATTTTCTCGCTTTTGCGATGCCCGGCTGCGAACATAGCCACCTCTGGCAAGCACATCGCGCCGCCTTCAGCTGGCTCACGAACTGGCCGAGGGCATGCTTTGTATTCAATGAGCGAAAGCGCCTTGGCAACTCGTGCATTTCCAACCAGTGCCGAGGCCACATTACGAGCCAGGCTGATGTCTTTGTTGCGCTCTGCCCGATGTGCGATTGCTCGAGCCAGCTTCTTGCGTTCTTTGCTGTTCATGTGGATTTCTCCGTTAGTTAGCTTTGGTGTCGCCGCCTCCTTGCGTGGGCGCCATAAGACGCCTGCTGCCTAGCTTCCGTGTCCGAACTAACGCTTGTCGGAAGCAGCGACCCAAAGCCAACTTCTCTTTGGTGAGACCGAATCAGTCTCAATCTGGATTGTTAAAGAAGCAGCCTGACTTCATGTCTGGCGCGGCTGGTTGTTCCGGTTGCCGCATCGATGTTTCGTTTCGATGACTTCATTTAAAACCATGGTTGTATTTATGTCAACAACTGAAGTTGTAAATATAGGCGTGGTTGTTTTAAGTGGTTGTTTTTGGTTGTATTAAAAGACAGAAATTTTTTGTGCAGGAAAGAGTTTAAGGTTAAAAAGTGTGATCTTGGAGGCGGGAAGCAGAAAAGCTCGGGTGATTACCGAGCTTGAGGTTGTTGCTCAAGGAAGAACTGCGTACCAGAAAACACGACCAATAATTTCAACTTCGTTAATATCCTTCTCCTCCGGCTCGTACTCGGCCGAATTGTAGCTTCTTAGGCTTATCCTATCCGGTCCAACACGATAAAGAACCCGGATGCGCTTCCATCCGTTCTGGTTGATGGCATAAAGCTTTCCATCAACTAGCTTCTTGTCGTTCGTATTGACCGCTATATCAGTACCGTCTGGTATGTTTGGCTCCATACTGTTGCCGCGAGCTGGGAAGCACAAAACTCCTTTGCCATCGGTACTAGCGCCAACCTGGCGCAGCGTGGCTTTGGAGAATCTCAATTTTTCCCCATCATATTGTTCTTCGTTATAACTTCCGTCCCCAGCGGCGAGCTCAATGTCTCGCAAATAAGGCACCTCTACTTCGTCCCTGAGCAAAGGGGTATTTCTATCCCATGATGAGGCAGCTTCCCACTCTTCAAACGGCGGTGTAGCTGAATCAGGGTGATGCTTTAAATAAGAGCTATCACTGTCATCCCTCATTGGCCCAGATTCTTCACTGAGCCATTCAGGACGGACATGTAATGCCCTGGCGATCTCCACGATTTTAGTCGACGTTTTTGCTTTTCCAGAAGCTAGCTTCTGTATTGCAGCCTGTGACACACCAACCAAATCGGCTAGTGCGGACTGCGTCAGGTTTGCGGCCAACATGGCGGCCTTCAATCTTTGAGCGAGAGTCATTTTCATATCCGAGAAAATACAACCTCGGTTATACGTGGTCAAACAACTATATTCTTGCCAAAATAAAACTATAGTTGTATATTATGACTTGAATACAACGGAGGTGGTTTTATGGAACCAGTTATCAACCAAGTAATTAAAACCGCCATCGCGATCGTCGGAACGCAGAAAAAGCTGGCGATCGCATGTGGCGTAAGTCAGTCGGCAGTGCAGAAGTGGTTGCACTGCAAGGCGAAAGTGGCTCCAGAGAACGTTGAATCCATCGTTCAGGCCACTGGAGGCAAGGTGCAGAACTATCAGATCCGCCCAGACCTCCCAAATCTGTTTAAGCACCCAGAACAAGCAGCATAAGCACCACCGCTCTTTAAACAACTTAACCGCGACTGTTTCGGTCGCACAAATCAAAGTGGCAATCCCCACGGATGCCGCACGTAACTATTTAAACCACAAAGGAAGTATTACGTATGGACACTGCAAAAACACGCAATGACGCCCGTCGCATTGAAAGCTCATTGCTCAACAAGATAGCGCTGAAAGGCGTCACAAGTATTGCAGCTGCAGTAGGCGTTAACCCATCTCAAATCACACGCTGGAAAGAGTCTCTTATCCCTCGTATGGCGATGCTATTAGCCGTACTGGAGTGGGGTATGGAAGACGAAGAAATGGCGGAGTTGGCTAAGCGCTTGGCTGGATATCTGTCACCAAAAGAAAACGCCCCGGAAGTTGCAGCTTTCGAGGCGTGATTGCGAATGACTGGATCAATTCACAGGAGTAATTATGGCAAATACTGCTGAGGTAATCAAATTTCCGAGGCTTGAACCTGGCGAGCAGGAGAGAAGAGTGGCTGATATCGATGACGGATATACCCGTGTCGCTAACGAGCTGCTGGAAGCTATCGCAGGCGCAGATTTAACAGCGCGGCAATTGAAGCTGATGATGGCCTACATCCGTAAAACATACGGCTTCAACAAGAGGGCAGATCGCATTGCTGATGAGCAGATAGCTTCGATAACCGGGCTATCAAGACAGAACGTCAACAAGGCAAAAAAAGAACTGCTTTCAATGAATTGTCTGTTTATGGAAGGGAGCCAAATTGGTGTTAACAAGGAGGTTTCTGCATGGCGTTTCAGCAAGTGTCTCCAAGTTGGTAATTTTGTCTCTAAGTTAGAGACAAAGAATGTCTCCAAGTTAGAGACAGTTGGAGTCTCCAAGTTAGAGACACACAAAAGACATTCTTTAAAGACAACTAAAGACAATATTAATAAACCCCCTATATCCCCCAAAAAATCTTCTCAGAAGTTCGACCCGATGACAGCAGAGCTACCGGAATGGCTTCCTGCTGAAACATGGTCTTCATGGGTTACCTACCGCAAGGAGATCGGCAAGTCGATCAAATCCATGCAGAGCGTAACCATGGCGATAAACGTCCTGCTGAAGAGTCGTGAGAAGGGATACTCACCTGAAGAGATAATCAACCAAAGCATCGCCAGCGGGTGGCAGGGGATATTCGAACCTAAGGTTGCCAAGAATCATCAGCCAACGCGACCCAATCAGCGGGCGCTGCCTGAGAACTTCTCCACCAAAGATTACGGACAAACGGACATCCCTTCCTGGGCGATGGAGTGAGCATGAACATCGACGAAAGAATATCTCACCTTGAGAAAAAACTATCCGAGCTGAGCAAGCCTCCTGTTGAGATTGCTCACAGCCATGTTGAGCTTGTATCAGCAAATTGCCCGGTTCATGGCGTGTATGAGCAAAGAACACGGATATCAATCGGGATCGTCAAAATTCCATCAGTTCCTAGCCCATGCCCGCATTGCTTGCGCGATGAACTGGCGTCACTGAAAGGCCAAAAAGCACGAGCTGGCGAGGATGCAAGGATGCGAACGATTGAGAGGCTCAAGGCTGACCTGCGGATACCCGAGCGATTCTCTGAATGCACCTTCGAAAACTACGTGCCCGACTGCGAAGAAGCTAAGCGTGCCTTGAAGGTGTGCCAGGCCTATGCTTTGAAATGGCCTGAGCGTCTGCAGCGCGGTGGTGGGTTGGTCATGTGCGGCAAGCCCGGGACTGGTAAAAATCATCTGGCGCTGGCTATCGCGAAGAGCGTCATCGAGTCTCACCAGAGCCCTGCAGCTTTCACCACTGCACTGAAGATCGCCCGTGAATACAAATCGACATGGTCTAAGACATCCGCTCGGACTGAAGACGAAGTTATCCGCCAGTTCACCCTGCCAGACCTGCTGATCATCGATGAGATTGGCGTTCAGTTCGGCAGTGAGGCTGAGAAGCTGATCATGTTCGAAATCATCAATACCCGATACGAGCGCATGCGGCCGACAATCCTGATAAGCAACCAGAGCAAGGAAGAGCTATCAGCATTCATCGGCGAGCGTGTCATTGACCGCATGAATGATGGCGGCGGCTGCACGCTAGCGTTTACCTGGGATAGTTACAGATCACGGGCAGCCTGACCCTGCAGGGAAATGAAATAAGGCCGGAGTTAGCCAGCCTGTCGATTATGACTCACGTTTAATCTGCTTGGCTTTAACCATCTCAGGAAGAGTGAATGAGTAGATCAAGAACACTTCAGTGAAGCCGATCATCTCTTCTGCTTCCTCTTGAGAAAACTCTTCGTCAGAATGGACTGCCCCGTTGGAGTCGATGCGGACGATGTGAGCCCAATCTTTCATCTGCTCGGTTATTTTTCCCTTACCATGCAGCATCGAAATTCGTTTCGAAAGAGACTCTTTATCGGATTCATCGCCGAGAAGTGCTCTAGTAGCAATATCTAAAACTTTACGACATAACATAACGGATGTTTCAAATCTTCCTCGTTGAATGTTCTCTCTTGCCTCAACAAAAGAAGACGCCGCGCGAGGAGGAGTGTTTTCAGGAGCCGTGTGAGATATAGGCTTAGGATGAACAGCAATTAGAGTAAATCGCTCAGCTGGGTCAGGAACCGTTAAATTAATGTCATTATTTTGCTTGGAAAGATGATAAGGGCCGCTGCGTTCTCTGGTGAAAACAACTGCGATTCCTGCTTGCTCACAGCTTCTGCAGGCAAAAGCAACGTCATAAATTGGCATTTCGCTTCTTTTTCTCTCACTAAAACCAGCGAGTACGGCATTATCTTTTAGGCAGTGAGGGCAAGAAATATTGATTGAGAGCAAACCCATGAACACATCCTTTTTATCCAATGAAATTCAAAAGACCTTGCGGTCAGCAGATAGGCCTGAGTTTACACTCATGCAGCGGTACGAAACATCCAGTGCCGATCAAAAAATAGCATTTGTCCTAGCCATGATTGGAAAATTAATCGAGCAGGACAGGATGCTTAGAAGCAGAACAGGAGGTAGAAATGGCTAAGCAGGTCTTCTACCTAAGAAGCCCACAGATACGCCTGAACCTAAAAAACTTCATCGACAGTCTCCCACTCAATCCAGACAAACCCCTCGCAGTAACCATCCAAGAGCCAACCAGAAGCCTAGACCAGAATGCCAAGCTCTGGTGCACCCTGCGCGACATCAGCGAGCAGGTCGTTTGGTATGGGCGAAAGATGGGCTCTGAGAGCTGGAAGTGTGTTTTCACCGCTGCGCTGAAGAAGCAAGAGACGGTTCCTGGCATAGACGGCGGATTCGTCGTTCTGGGGCAATCAACAAGTAAGATGACCGTCGGCGAGATGCGCGACCTCATCGAGCTTATAAACGCGTTTGGTGCTGAGCATGGCGTTAAGTTCAGCGATGAATCCCGGCTCGCTATCGAGTGGGCTAATCGATATGGAGACAGAGCCGCATGACACAGCGAAGTCCAACGCAAATCATAATGGATAACCTGATTTTCAAGACTGACCACCGCAAGACCAGAAAGCCCCGCACCAATCCAGAGTTAACCACAACCTTCAATTACACCGCGACCTTAGCCGACAGCATGTGGCTGAGTCGTCGCGCCCGGAGAAAGCCATGATAGCGATATTAATTCTTATCGGAGTGATAGCCGCCTGCGCTTACTGCTTCATCGCTGGCCGCAGCTTCGAGTTCTTCTGCAAATACGAGCCAACCCTATCCACCACAAAGATGCTGCTACTCAGCCTCGCATGGCCGGGTAATGCCGTTTTGTTTCTGCTGATGAGGTGCGTGCGATGAACGCCATAACCACCCCAGAAATTATGAAAGTGCCGAAGAAGTACGGCACAGATATCTGCTGCAGTTGCTTATCGGCGCTGGCAGAGGGCGAGTGCTACATCTGCCAACAGTGCAACGACGAGATAGACCGTCAGGCTGATGAGGTAATCGGAAACGCGGAGGATGGTGATGGCTAAAGGCATCAATCCGCCGAAGCCTAAAACCTGCCGACAATGCAAAGCCAAGTTTACCCCTCGCAACACCCTTCAAATCGTCTGTAGTCCATCCTGTGCAATCAAACACGCAAAGCAGCAATCAGAGCGCAAGCAAAAGCAATCTGAGGCATCTGCACGCCGAGAATGGAACAAGCGCAAGGCTGACGCGAAGCCGTTGAGTCATTGGATAGCCATGACCCAGCGAGCCTTCAATGACTACATACGAGCCAGGGATGAGGGGAGAGGCTGCATTAGCTGCGGCAGCACAGCGGCAACGGAATATCACGCGGGACACTTCAGGACGACAGCGGCGGCCGGTCAGCTCCGGTTCAACGAAGATAACTGCCATCTGCAGTGCGCATCCTGCAATGTCCATCACTCCGGCGCAATCACCCAATACCGCATCAACCTCATTGCGAAAATCGGCGCTGAGCGAGTCATGGCGCTTGAAAGCGACAACAGCCCACACCGATACACCCGAGAAGAACTTGAAGCAATTAGAGCGCGTTACAGAGCGAAATTGCGGGAACTGAAAAAACTCCAGGAGGCAGCCTGATGTTCACAAGCATACCTGCAGCAATCGAAGAGGCGAGATTTCTCCGCGCGCTCACCGGCAGATGTCATGGAGTGGTTCAACGCCCGGGCGGGAACATGGTCGTCAGGGTAATCGACCGGCGAGGAATGCATACGTTGTTCACCACAAAACAAGACCGGCACGGAACGGTTAAGACGGAGGGTATATCGTGAGCATTAAAACCCTGGAATTAACCAAAGAGCAGCACGACTGGATTGATGGCTGGATGCAGCTATTTGGCGCATGGGTCTACTCCGGACGACTTGAGCGACGCATGAGCAACATGATCGCCAAGTTCATGGAAAGCGTAGAGCCAAGCAAAAATCCAAGTAGGCCAATGTGCAATGACGATGACGGAATGTTGATTTCTCAGGTCGTAGATTCCGTCATGTTTATCGACAAGAAAGCCTTTGGCATCCTGCTCAGCTATTACGCTCATGGATCTTCTAAGCGAGCCATTGCATCTTACTATCACGCGACTGCAAAGCCCCGCAAGATTAACCGCGGACGATTAGGGGAAGGGTGGCGCAAGCCGTCAGAGGAAACGTGCCGGAAAGAAGTAGCTGAAATCCTCAAAGCGAGCTTGTTTATGCTCTATGCTCCGATGGTAAATGCGTTCAACAGTCGCAAACGTGTAGAGAAAATTAAGCATGTTGCATAGATAGTGCTTGACTTTGTTTTACCTATTTACCCATAATAACAGGGTATGGTGTGACAAGTGTGTACATAGTCTGCCAACCCAATTTCAAAGGCTGCCTCCGGGCGGCCTTTTTTCATTTGTGGGCCTTACAAATGGCCTTTGACTACAGCATAGCAATGTAAGGAACCCACCATGCTCAAATTACCTGAGCTCGTCCGGGCTGGTTTCGTGAGTTCGTCTCCTTGGTTGCTGGGATTAATTCTCCTTTCTTATCTCGCTGCAGAGATTAATTCGAGGATTAACTCGGCGGCCTACGCGTACCCGCGATCTGTCGTTTCATATGGCCTCGCAAGCGCAAAGACCGATGATGAAGTTATCTCCACTGTTGAACTGTGGAAGAAGGATGCGTGGGGCGCTCAAATCGGCGCTCTCCGCGTTCTCTGTGATAACGACCGTGCATTCGTTGACTCGCTCGGCGGGGAGAGTGTAGGGGCTAGAGTATGCAGGATCGTCAAATGAAAAAAGAACTCATCATTGACGACCTCAAAAAAGTTATCAAATACGACGAAGCTACCGGAAGCTTCTCGTGGCTAAACACTGAATCTATCCATCCTCGGATGAGAGGAAAGGTGGCGGGTACAAAGCGAAAAGATGGATATCTCCAAATAAATATATTTGGCGTTTGTTATCTGTCACATCGGCTGGCTTGGTTTTACTCAAATGGCCATTGGCCATCAGAGATCATTGATCACGCCGATGGCAATAGGGAGAACAATCGCATAGCCAATCTTCGGCTGGCATCCCCATGTGAGAACCAATACAACAGAGTGAAGAGCAAGTCTAACAGTAGTGGGGCAAAGGGCGTCACATTTTGCTCTCGTAGCGGGAAATGGATCGCCAAGGTGCGACTGAAAAAGGAAATGCATTTTCTCGGACGGTTCGACGATATCGAGCTTGCTTCTTTGGTGGCTAACCAATTCCGTGATAAGTATCACGGAGAATTTTGCAGGCACGGATCATGAATGGCGACAACGGGCTCGGATTTTGGATGGACATCATGAACGGCCTTAAAAACGCATGGCCGCAAATTCTTGGTTCAATGATGGCCGGGTTAATTTGCTATGGCCGATTAATTTACGATGGTGTAGAGCGAAAGAATCGCTGGATTGAGGGCGTCCTATGTGGCGCCCTTTCTCTTTGCATCTCCAGTGCTCTGGATGTGTTCGGATTACCGGTAAGCATGTCTCCTTTCATTGGTGGCATGGTTGGCTTCATCGGTGTCGAAAAGCTCCGCAATATCGCCATCAGCGCTATCAGCAAGCGAGTAGGTGCTAGTGATGAAAATCAGCAATAACGGTATCGACTTCCTGAAGCGCCAAGAGGGTGAAAAGCTCTCAGCATACAAAGACACGCGCGGGATCCCCACGATCGGCGTCGGTCATACTGGTTTAGTTGATGGCAAGCCTGTTGCAATGGGAATGGCTATCTCGAAAGAGAAATCATCCGACCTGCTCCGCTTTGACCTGCAGTGGACTGAACGAGCTATCAATTCGGCGAATATTACGCTGAACCAGAATCAATACGACGCTCTTTGCAGTCTGGTGTTCAACATCGGCGCATCTGCATTCAACGGTTCGACACTGCTACGTAAGCTTAAGTCTGGAGATTATGCCGGAGCTGCAGATCAGTTCCTGGCATGGAAACGAGCAGGCAACGACCCGGATATTCTTCTTCCGCGCAGGCAGCGGGAACGCGCGCTGTTTCTGTCATGACTTGGCCGCTTAATCACTGGCAAGCTGCAATCGTCGCATTAGTGCTTGTACTCCTGGCTTACTTCGCCATTAGCAACCAAGCACTACGCCATGACAAAGAAGCACTCCAGAAAGAAAAGCAGCAGCTATCTGGCCAGCTCGAGTGGCAGAACAAAACACAGAAAGCAGTAGCCGATATCGATCTGCAGAGAACGCAGGAGCTTGAAGATGCGAAAAGTAAGATTGCTGATTTGCAGCGTGATGTTGCCACTGGCGCTCGCAAGCTGCGCATCTCCGCCTCATGCCAACCCTCCAAGCCCTCCGGCGTGGATGATGCAGCCAGCCCCAGACTTACTGACTCCGCTCAACGGGATTATTTCACCCTCAGAGAGCGAATCGAAATAGCCAACAAGCAGATCTCCGGATTGCAGGATTACATCAATCAGGTTTGCTTAGCGAAATGAATTCCCCCGACAAGGAATAAGACTGTGTTACCTAGCAGGAGGTGATCACGTCTTGGCAGCCGGAAAGACGGAAGTGGCGAGGCAACTCCGAGAGGTGTGGCTAATGCTGCGATTAACCCAATAGAAGAACCAGGAGAAAGAAAATGTTTGCACTGAAAATCATCACTGCCAACGGGAATGAAATCATCCACGCTGCGCAGGACCCTATATTCCATCAGGCCAGCAACACGATCACATTTCAGGGGCACGACAACCTGAGCAACTCAGTAACGCTGGGCGAAGGGCTGACGAGTGCGGGCGGCGATGTGGCCTACCTGATGGGAGCAAGCGGTGCGACTCTGGCAACGTGGCGCTACCGCCAACCGGAAGTATGCGGCAACTAGCTGCAGCCGATGGCCTGTTAACGCGCATTACATAAGCCATTCACTGAGTGGCTTCGATAATGGCTTTAACCAAACAACTGGAGCCAATCATGGCAGATATTGTAGGAATGACTGACGTGCAAGCCATGAACCTAGAGCTTCTTCGGCTTGTTATGGGCGATACAGCCGCAGCAGGAAAAGCAATCTCCTTTGTAGGCGGAGAAAGACTGAAGTACGAGCTATTCCGTGATGGCTATTCGAACGCGCCGAGCGATTCAGGAGTTGTGTCCCGCACAGAGATAGCAATCAGAAAAGCCACAGAGGCTTTAGATTTATTCCCGACAGGAGTTTGAGATGCCACTGAAGAAAGGTAAGTCGAAAAAGGTCATCAGCGAGAACATCGCCACCGAAGTTAAAGCGGGCAAGCCACAAGACCAGGCTATCGCCATTGCTATGAGCAAGGCCGGTAAAGGCAAGAAGAAAGGAAAATAAGATGGCGGCACCTAAGGGCAATCGATTCTGGGAGGCCCGCAGCAGTCATGGGCGCAATCCTAAGTTCGAATCGCCTGAGGCGCTGTGGTCAGCATGTTGCGAATACTTCGAGTGGGTAGAAGAGCATCCGCTATGGGAAATGAAGGCATTCTCGTATCAGGGTGAGGTAACGCAAGAGCCAATCGCTAAGATGCGCGCCATGACGCTTACAGGGCTGTGTTTGTTCCTCGATATAGCCGACAGCACATGGCAGACATATCGAGTTCGCGAAGATTTATCGGTGATCACCACGCGAGCAGAGAAGGTCATCTACGACCAGAAATTCTCTGGAGCAGCTGCTGACCTATTGAACGCCAACATCATCGCCCGCGACCTGGGCCTCAAAGAGCAATCGCAAGTTGAAGACGTGACACCTGATAAGGGAGATCGTGATAAGCGACGCTCTCGCATTCAGGAGTTACTTTCCCGTGGAAAACGAAGCGATTCTTGATGAGCTGACGGAAGAAGAGCAGATCGAGCTGTTAGAGCTGCTTGAAGCCGAGGATGAATATCGCCGAAGTCATCAGCTGTTTGAATACGCTCCCTATGGCAAACAGCGCGAGTTCATGGATGCCGGCTTGGAGTTTACCGAGCGTTGCTTCATGGCAGGCAACCAGCTAGGCAAGACGTTCACCGGCGGTGCCGAGGTCGCATTTCACCTAACTGGCCGATATCCAGGAACTGCAGGATATCCTTCTGATGGGGCGTTTGAAGGAGATTGGAACGGACGTCGATTTAATGAGCCGGTGGTGTTCTGGGTCGGCGGAGAAACAAACGAGACGGTAACTAAGTCAACGCAGCGCATCCTGTGCGGCCGTATCGATGAAGGGAATGAGCCAGGATATGGCATGATCCCCAAAGACGATATCGTGAGCTATGTAAAGTCTCCGTTCTTTCCCGGGTTGATAGACCGTGTTCTGGTTAAGCATCATAACCCTGATGGAGTAGAGGACGGCGCGAGCCTCGTTTACTTCAAACCGTATTCACAAGGCCGCGCTCGCTGGCAGGCTGACACAGTTCATGGCGTATGGTTCGACGAAGAGCCGCCATACCCGATTTATTCTGAAGGCCTGACTCGTACAAACAAATACGGTCAATTCTCGATTCTGACATTCACTCCGTTAATGGGGATGTCAGACGTAGTTACCAAGTTCATAAAGAATCCTAGCAAGGCACAGAAGGTTGTCACCATGACAATCTATGATGCCGACCACTACAGCGAAGAGCAGAAAGAACGAATCATAGCCTCATACCCTGAGCATGAGAGGGAGGCGCGCGCTCGCGGCATCCCCACGATGGGTAGCGGTCGCATCTTCCAGATTCCTGAGGACACCATTAAATGCCAGCCATTCGAATGCCCTGATCACTTCTATGTGATTAACGCAATGGACTTCGGTTGGGATCACCCGCAGGCACACATCCAGCTTTGGTGGGATAAAGATGAGGATGTCATTTATCTTGCCAGGGTATGGAAAGCTAAGCAAAAGACTGCAACGGAAGCATGGAGTGCCGTTAAGGCCTGGAGCAAAAACACACCCACAGCGTGGCCACATGATGGGCATCAACATGAAAAGGGTGGCGGAGAGCAGCTAAAGGGACAATATGCTGATGCAGGATTTGACATGCTTCCAGGTCACGCAACATGGGCAGATGGCGGCAACGCGGTAGAACCAGGGATAACTGAAATAAGAGACATGATGTTGGATGGAAGATTCAAGGTATTCAACACTTGTGAGCCTTTCTTTGAAGAGTTCCGGCTTTATCACCGCGATGAGAATGGAAAGATTGTCAAAATTAACGACGACGTTCTTTCTGCTACTCGGTACGGATACATGATGAGGCGATTTGCATTGCAAATGCGCGACATCAAAGACCCGAAAGAAATCGATTATTCAAATATTAAAATTCCTTGCGGAGTAGGCTAATGGCTGATGACAAATCGTTACAAGACTGGCATCGAAAGGCGCTCTGCAACTTCGACAATGCGTATTCGTCTACCCAAGACATGCGCGAGCAGATCGTTGAGGCTCAGCGCTTTGTTCGAGTGTCCGGGGCTCAGTGGGAAGGTAGCACCAACGCAGGTTACTCATTCGATGAGGGGCGCTTCGAGCATTACCCACGTTTCGAGCTGAACAAGATTGCTCGCGAGTGTGATCGCATTATTGGCGAATATCGGCAGAACCGCATCAGTGTGCGGTTCCGCCCCAAAGATAGCCAGGCATCCGAGGCTCTCGCTGAAAAGATGAATGGCAAGTTCCGAGCTGACTATGAAGAAACCTCTGGCGGCGAGGCTTGCGACAACGCTTTTGATGACGCGGTAACTGGCGGATTCGGATGCTGGCGCATGTGTGCCGACTACGAAGATGAGATGGATCCTAGCAACGAGCAGCGACGCATCAGCTTGTTGCCAGTGTACGACCCTGCTACCTGTGTTTTCTTTGATCAAGACAGCAAGCAATACGATCGCTCTGATGCGATGTGGGCCATGGAAATGTTCTCCATGACGCCCAAGGTATTCGAAGCTGAATATCCAGAGTCTACCGCTGCAAGTCTAAGTCGTGACGATTCAGGAACGCAATATGACTGGTCAACTCCAGATGCTATCTACATCGCCCGATACTATGAAGTCCGTATCGAGAAGATGAAGCTAAGTGCCTGGCGAAATCCTATCACCGGCTCTACAGCCGTTTATGATGAAGACCAGATTAAAGACATCGAAGACGAGCTGAAAGATGGCGAGTTTGAGATGCTTGGTGAGCGGCAGGTCAAAAAGCGGCGTGTTTACTGCGGGCTTATGTCTGGTGCTGAATGGCTGGAAAAGCCTAAACGCATCCCAGGCGAGCACATTCCTCTCATACCTGTCTATGGGCGCAGATCATTCGTAGATAATCAGGAGCGAATTGAAGGCCACGCAGCAAAAGCGATGGATGCGCAGCGACTGGAAAACTTGATGGTTTCCATGATAGCTGACAACGCTACGCAGGCAGGCGGGGATGGAATTCCGGTAGTAGATGTTGACATGATCCCAGGCCCTCTTGCAGGTCACTGGGCAGAGCGCAATAAGAAGCGACCGGCATACTTGCCAATGGTTAGCCTGAAAAACAAAGCAGGTGAAATCACTGCGCAGGCGCAAGTCAGTAGCTATACGCCGCCAACACAGATGCCACCGGCACTGGCTGGGCTACTGCAATACACCGGCACAGCTATCCAGCAGATCACCGGCGCATCTCAGCTCGAGAACATGCCAAGCAACGTCGCCACAGACACGGTGGACAGCATCTTTAACCGCATGGATACGCAGTCCTATATCTACATGGACAACATGGCAAAATCCATGCGCCGCGCTGGCGTAGTCTGGCTTTCCATGGCGCGCGAGGTGTATGGCAGTGACACGCCGATGCGCATCGTGAACGAGGATGGTACTGATGACGTAGCGCTGATGAATGGCGCAGTTATCGATCGCCAAACTGGCGAAGAGGTTGCGCTCAACGATTTATCGCAGGGCAACTACGAGGTGACTGTAGATGTCGGCCAGTCGTTCTCTACTCGTCGTGATGCCACTGTTAAATCTTTGCTCTCCATGCTTGCGCTTATTCCTCCTGGCACGCCTAAGCACGACCTAGTCTCCTCCATGATTCTCGACAATATGGATGGGGAGGGTATCGATGACCTGAAAGAGTACAACCGCAATCAGCTACTGCTCTCTGGCGTTATCAAACCGAGGACTCCTGAAGAGGAGCAAATGATTGCTCAAGCTCAGCAGCAGCAAGCCAATCAGCCAGACCCGGCTATGGTTCAGGCTCAGGGCGTCCTCATGCAAGGGCAGGCAGAACTGCAGAAAGCGCAGAACGAGCAAGCGGCAATTCAGGTTAAGGCATTCCAGGCACAGACGGATGCTCAAGTAGCTGCTGCCAATGTCGTCAAGATTCTTGCAACGGCTGACAGTCAACAGAAATCAGATATCCGGGAAGCCCTGAAGTTACTGAGCCAGTTCCAGCAGCAGAGTGGAGATAATGCCCGCGCTGATGCAGAGCTGGTGCTTAAAGGACAGGCGCAGGGCCAATCACAGCGCATGGACGCTGCTAACGTCATTCAGAACTCATTGCAACAACAGCCAAAACCTCAGTAACAGCAATCAACCTATCAAACGATGGTCGTCATTAAGAGGCCGAGAAACCTATTGCCTTCCGATGGGCATAACATCGAGTAAATCAGGGGTAAAAATGGAAAATCAGGCAGAGCAACAATCACCAGAAGTAGAACTTGAAGAGCATTCATCTGAGCAAATTCCAGATGATGCAAGTCAGCATGCTTCAAGCGAAGAGGATGAGCATCAAGATACTGCTCAACATTCAAATGAAGAAGGCGAAGAAGAAGAGTTCTATTTCGGCGATGAAATGCTGGGTTCGCCTTCCAGCGAAGAAGGAGCAGATCATGGCCTTGTTAAGCATCTGCGAGGGACGATCAAAGAAAAAGAGCGCGAGCTGAAAGAGCTTCGTCGCTTATCTCAGCAACAACCTCAGCAGCAAGTTATCAATCAACCACCTCAAATGCCGAAGCTCTCAGATGAGGGTATCGACTATGACGAGGAGATCTTCCAGAAAAAGCTAGATCAGTGGTCGAAAGATAGCGCGCAATACCAAATCCAGCAGCAAGCAAAATCACGCCAAGAACAGCAGCAGAAAGAGCTGTATCAGCAGAAGTTAGCTAACTACCAGCAGCGAGCCAAATCGGTGAAGGTGGCAGGTTACCAAGATGCTGAGCAGTTGGTTATGGATGAGGTTCCTGTCGAGATTCAAAACGCAATCCTGTTTGAGGCTGAAAAGCCTGAGATGGTGGTGCTGGCTTTAGGTCGCAATGCAGAACTCCGCCGTGAATTGGCATCAGCTACCAACCCCATAGCTGTAGGTCGATTAATCGAACGTATCGAATCAAAGGCCAAAACAATGCCAAAACCAAAATCAACCGCGGCCACCGTCCCAGAAGTAAAAGGCGGAAATGGCGCGGTAATCAACAATCTCGACAAATTGAAAGCAAAAGCTTTGGAGACTGGCGATTGGAGCCCGTACTTCGCAGCGAAGCGTTCTAAAAAATAACCTATCGGAGCAAATGCAATGGCTAACCAATTAGCAAAAGACCTTGAGATCATGTTTGAAAACTACGTGGAAGGCTTTGAAGCTGCCTGCGTGGTTTCCCGCAACGCCAAGAAGTTCCGTCCTGGCGACACATCAATGCAGCGCGCAGGCGATGTGATTTATCGTCCACAGCATTACCACATGAACGTAGAAGATGGCCTTGATCTGACTGGCAAGACACCAACCGATCTCGTTCAGCGCCTGGTGCCTTCGGTATTCAAAGAGCCGAAGAACATTCTTTACACACTGGATGCACGCGAAATGCGTGACCCGGAACATAAAACCGAAGCAGGTCGCGCGGCTGGCCAACGCCTGGCGGCACAGATTGATTCTGACCTGATCACCACGGCAACTCAGCGCGCTACAAATGTTGTGGCCATGGCAAACAACACTTCTGGCGGCCAAGGCCGAGATCTGTGGAACGCGGCCGCTGGCATCGATGCAATCATGACCTCAATCGGTGTGCCTCAAGGCATTAACCGCCGCAGCTTCTGGAACCCGTTCAACTACAAAGATCTAGCTGGCGAGCTGGGCATGCGTGCGTATGCGCAGGGCGTTACCCTGACAGCCTACGAGAAAGCGCAGATCCCTCCAGTGGCAAGCTTCGACAGCTACAAAACCGATATCTCTGGCCGTGTTCCTGCTGGTACAGATACGGCAATCACTCTTGCCGCTGCTCCTGCACATAAAGTAGTGGCTAAAGATGCCAATGGCATGCCTGTAGATAACCGTCAAGGCACCATCACCGTATCTGGCGCTGGCCTGCAGGTTGGTGATGCTTTCACCATCGCTGGCGTTAACTCAGTGCATCAGATCACCAAGGACACCACCGGTCAATTGCAGACCTTCCGCGTCTTGGCGGTAAGCGGCACCACCATCACCATCTCGCCGCAAATCCTGCCACCAAACAACGCAGACGTGCCATCACGCCCTTATGCGAACGTTGATGCTAACGCAGCTAACGGCGCGGCGTTGACGCTTTTGAACAACAATGCTGCCCCAGCGAACCTGTTCTGGGCAGACGGCTCCGTTGAGCTGATGTATGGGAAACTGGCATTCCCTACTGGCCAGGGCCCGCAAGTAATGACTGCTACGACTGAGCAGGGGGCAACGCTCATCATGTCGTATGCGTTCGACCACATCAAAGGTTCTACCACTGCGCGCTTTACAACTCTGTATGGCTGCTCAGTTTTGGTTCCTGAATATGTTGGTCTGGTTATCGCTGGTCAGTAATCGAGAGGGGCTTCGGCCCCTTATTTTTTGGAGGACGCATGTCGAAAACAATGCTCTACAAATCAGGAGCGATGATCACCTGCGGAAGGTTCAATCTTGATTACGTGATTGTTGATGAAGGCGACGTGGCCAGTTATCTGGCATCTGGGTGGAAATCCCATCCTGATGAAACTGAATCTGCAGAACCTGAACGGAAGAAACCAGGCCGCAAGCCTAAGGCAGTAGATGATGGCGAAAACAAAGGGTGATTTAGTACTCAAGGCCTTGCGCAAGGCCGGGCTGTATTCAAATGCCACGTTAACAGACGCCGAGCCTCAGGCAATCGAAGACTCAATTACCGACCTTGAAGACATGATGGCTAAGTGGAAAGTAAAAGGTATCGAGCTTGGATATCTGTTTACTGAGCAACCACTGCCTGATGACGACTCGGGCATTCCTTCCTGGGCAAATGATGGCGTGGCGCTAAAGCTAGCTGTGCAAATATGCCTTGATAACGTAATTCAACCATCACCTGAGCTTCTATCCCAGGCCGACGAATCGTACCAATCAATCTGCATCGCATTAACTACCGTTCCACCACTTGAGCGCAGGAATGACATGCCTCGAGGTAGTGGAAACAAAAATACGTTCACCTGGAACCGCTTCTACATCCAGAAAGATGACTCTGCAATGTGAGGTATAAATGCCAATCCAACAGCTTCCATTAGCCAAAGGCCTTGGCAAAGACTACCGCAATGCTGATTACGTCGATTTACTGCCTGTGAATATGCTGGCGACGCCGAAAGAAGTTTTGAATGCATCTGGATACCTTAGATCTTTCCCCGGCTTAGAAAAGCGCTCAGACGTTTCTGGAGTGTCTCGTGGAGCGGAATTCAATACGGTCAACAGCAGCGTTTATCGAGTGGCCGGTGAGCGTATTTACAAAGCTGGCGTAGAAGTAGGGAATGTAACTGGTAGCTCACGGGTGAGCATGGCTCATAGCTCCACAAGCCAGGCTGTGGCGGCGAATGGCGTATTAACCATGTATCGCTATGACGGAACAGTTAAAACGCTTCAGAATTGGCCTGAAGAGGTTATCACACCACCTAAAAGCAATCCCGTTAAAGACTGGGTATCAACAAGCGGAACAGCGGCAAATAACAAATTTAGTGTCACTGCAGAAAACGCAGTTGGGACATTCCTGATAAAGGTTACTCCAAAGACCTCGACCGGCGTCTCGGGAACTCTGATGCAAATCACCGAGGATATGTGGTCAGCCGACCAGTCTCAGCCCGTATCAACTACTGCGCCATATATCACCAATCTAAAGGTTACTGGTGTACCGAATGCAGGAACAGATGTCACTATTGAATACACGCTCAATATTCCATCTGGTGTAACAGGGACAAACGCAAGTGAGTTTGTTGTAACTCAGGAAATTGGTGAGGTAGTCACAAAATACCCACAATACGATATCGGCAGCGTTCGTGATGCATGCCGGGCTCGAGGTAGATATATCTGGGTTAAGGATGGTACTCAGACATTCGGAGTAACCGATCTCGAGGACGAATCGCATCCAGACAGATTTCGGCCATTTTACACCGCTGAAAGCCAGCCTGATGGAATCATAGGGTGCGGAATCTGGCGTGACTTTGTCGTTATGTTCGGCTCATCAACCATCGAGTTCTTTTCCCTTACCGGCTCGGCCGAGACAACGGCAGCAATCTACATTGCCCAGCCTTCGCTTATGGTTAACAAGGGGATCGCCGGGACGTATTGCAAGACTGAATTTGGCGATTCATTTGCATTCATCAGCAGCCAGGCTACCGGAGCGCCATCAATTTACATGGTTAGCAACGGTCAGGCATCTCCAATAGCGTCGGCTACAGTTGAGAAGGTTTTGCGCGGATATACGGCAGACGATCTTTCAACGGGTGTGCTAGAGGCAACCAGATTCGATGGTCATGAGATTTTAATCGTCCATCTCCCAAGGCACGTTATGTGCTATGACGCAGCGGCCGCACAGAATGGGGCTCAGTGGTGCATCCTAAAGACAGGGCTGGCAGACATGATTCATCGTTCCATCGATTATATGTTCGAAGGAAACGAGATAACTGTTGGTGACAAGATATCTGCAATCACTGGGAAGCTTATTTTTGATGCCTCATCGCAATATGGCTCACAATCAGAGCACCTGCTTTATACGCCCATGTTTAAGGCTGATGGCGCGAGAGTTTTTGATTTTGAGTTGGAAGCGTCAACCGGTGTTTCTCAAGTCGCGGAAAGGTTATTCATATCCGCAACTGCAGACGGGATAAATTACGGCAGAGAGCAAATGGTTGGCAGTAATGCCCCATTCATCTACGACAAGCGAGTCATCTGGCGAAGAATTGGCCGCATCAGAAAGAATATCGGCTTCAAGGTTAGGGTTGTGACTAAATCACCTGTAACACTGAGCGGATGCTCGATAAGGCTGGAATAATGGCTGACGAGAACCTAAAAAACCCGGTAGTCATCCAGGCTACACGCATCGACGCAACTCTACTTCCACGCAATATATTCTCTCAACCATACCTGCTTTATGTAATCCAGCAGGGCATGGACTTCGGCCTTGTTGCCAACAAGGCCAATGAGGCTGGGCAAGGAGCTTATGATGCCCAGAAAAAGAATGATGAGCAGGATGCAATGTTGGAAGATCACGAAGTTCGCATTACTGCTGCAGAAGAGAAACTGGTTGACCATGAACAGCGAATCACTGCAGCAGAAGCGAAACTCGTCAACCATGAACTTCGCATTACAGCAGCCGAGGCAACTCTCGTTAACCATGAATCAAGGATAACGGCCAACGAAGCTGAGCTTGCCGATCATGAAACGCGAATAACGCAGAACACGACAAACATCTCCGGCCTAACCGTTCGCATGGTGACAGCAGAGAACAACATCACGTCACTGCAGACCAATGTTGCATCACTTACCACCCGCGTCACGACTGCAGAGGGGAATATAACTACTCTGCAGGGCAAGGTTTCGACCATTGAAACCAACTATGTTTCCAAAGCCGTCTCAACCAGCCAGTCTGTGCAAGCATCCGGTGGATCGTTCCTCGTAGGTAACGTAGCTACGCCAACCACTGACAAGTTGCAAGTCGGCGGAAGCGTGAACGCCGTTTCATACAAGGTAGCAGGCATCCAGGTTGTCGGAGCTCAGCAAACAGGATGGGCAGCTGCAACTGGAACAGCAAACAAAGGGGCGTTCAATGCAGATCAGTCATACACCATTGGCGCTTCATATTCGCAGTCAGAGGTACAAGCTTTAGCAGATGCGCTTAAAGCGGCATGTCAGCGAGTCAAGGCGCTAGAGGATATGGCCAGAGCACACGGGTTGATTAACTGATGATTGAATTCAAACCAACGAGAAACATCGACGTGATTGAGGCCGTGGGAAACCATCCCGACATCATCGCCGGTAGCAATAACGGTCAGAGATTTTGGTGGAATAGAGAGAAGATATACTTCGAAGTCCATTGTGATGGGGTATTTGGTGGGATAATTTACACCGAAGAAGTCCAGCCGATGTCTTATGATTGTCATGCAATGCTTTTAAAGGAAGTGAGAAAGAAAAGTGTTGCCATTGGCAAGGGATTTCTTTCGTTCTTACTTAAAAATACAAATGCCATGTGTATTACATCATTTGCATCTAATAAGTTTAGGTATGGGCAGATGTATTGCGCCCTCATAGGGCTAAAAAGAGTTGGTGTTATACCAAAGTATTTCTGCGGAACTGACGATGTGGTAATATATTCCGCAACAAAAGAAGAAATACTGGGGTCATTACATGAAGAAAAGTCATGCAGTAACGCAGGAAGTCTTAAAGAGCCTACTTGACTATAATAGTGACTCTGGATTGTTTACCTGGAAGGTTTCTACTGGCGGGAGAAAAAAGGGTGATGAGTGCAAGTACATCATTCCATCCACTGGATACATAGCAATACGAGTAGCAGGAAAGCTAATCACCGCTCATCGGCTTGCATGGTTATACCACTATGGTGAACTTCCAGATGGTGAAATTGACCATATTGATAGATGCCGTACAAATAACGCAATACGAAACCTAAGAGTCGTTTCGCGAAGCATTAATGCCTTCAATACAAAATTAAGGTCTGATAATAGCACTGGCTTTAAAGGTGTTTATTACTACAAGGATAGGAAAAAGTACTGGGCCTTCTTTTGGAAAGATAAGAAGAGAGTGAGCCTAGGATATCATGATACGGCGGAGCAGGCTGATTTAGCAGTTAAATTAGCCAAGAACCTAAATGGCATTGACCATATATAAATAGGAATCACGCTATGCATTTTGCAATGACATTTAACCGCAAATACATGTTGCGGGAAGAGCCCGTGCGCGCTGAAAAAGGTGGTAAAGGAGGCGGTGGCGGGGATGGTGGCGCTGGCGCTGCGGCAGATGCAACGAAATACGCTGCAGATCTGCAAAACCAGCAGTTTGAGCGCATCATGGGAAACCTGGCGCCATTCACTCCACTGGCTCAGCAATACATCGGCCAGCTGCAAAACCTTTCCACGCTCGGCGGCCAGCAATCCGCGCTGAACGATTATTACAACTCCGGTCAATACAAAGACCTCGCAAATCAGGCGCGATACCAGCAACTGGCGTCAGCAGAAGCAACTGGCGGCCTTGGTAGCACCGCTACCAGCAACGGCTTAGCGACAATTGCTCCTACGCTGGGACAGAACTGGCTTTCAGGGCAGATGAACAACTACAACAACCTGGCAAACATCGGCTTAGGGGCATTGCAGGGGCAAGCAAACGCCGGTCAGAACTTCGCTAATAGTGCTGGCCAGCTGTCCATGCAAGGTGCTGGATTGGCTGCAGCAGCCGGTAATAGACCGTCGTCGTTCCAGCAAGGAATTGGCGGCGGTGCTTCTGGTGCATTGCTTGGCGGAGGCATTGCCAAGTTGATTGGTTCATCCACTCCGTGGGGTGCGGCGATCGGCGGTGGTTTAGGATTGCTAGGGGGGCTTGGATTCTAATGGCTACATGGCAAGAAAGTAATGGTGGCGGGTTGCTGGCTGGCATTGGTCGTCAAAATATCAACGCACCGCAAGCCAGCGACATTAACACCACGCTAGGCCTGATCCGCGACAATAACGAGCTTGCACGCTCCGGAGCAAACAACGTTGCTCTTACTGGTCTGCGCGGGCTGTCAGGCGTCGCTGACATCTACAACCAGCAGCAACAACAGCAACGCCAGCAGGAGTTTCAGCAGCAATATGCCAATGCTTTCAAATCTGGCGATCGTAATGCAATGCGCGACCTGGCAGCGCAATTCCCTGATCAGTTTGAGGCTGTGCGCAATGGCATGGGATTCATCGACGATGACCAGCGTAACACCATCGGAAATCTGGCCACTCGCGCGCAATTGGCATCATCACAAGGCCAAGCAGCGTTCGGTAAATATCTCGTAGATAATGCGGATGATATGAAGCGAGTTGGCTTAAATCCGGTAGATGTGGCCGCTATGCAGCAGCAAGATCCGAAAGGCTTCTCTGACTTCGCCGGAAATCTGGCTCTATTCTCCCTTGGGCATGATAAGTATTTCGACGTGCTCGATAAGCAGCAGGGGCGCAGACTGGAACAGGGGAGACTGGATGAAAGCATTCGCAGTAATCAGGCGAGCGAAGCCAACACGATTCGTGGACAGAACCTGACCTACCGGTCGTCAATGACAGGACATAGTATCGCTCAGCAAAACGTCAACCTTCGCCGCATGGAGCTTGATGACAAGAAATACGACCGTCAAATCGCCAGAGAAACAAATGACCTTAAGCTAGCCGACTTGCAAGACAAGAGGGCTAAAAACCAGCAGGACATTGAGCAGGCTAGGCGTGATAAGGCAGATGCCTACAACACCAGCATGGATGCCATGTCGCGCACAGTTGAAACGGCACAAAAGGTTCTTGATAGCCCAGGGTTCAATGGGTACTTCGGCGTCAATCTAAACCCTCTCAGCAATAGGTTTATCCCAGGAACTGATGCTGCTGATACCTCCGCTCTAGTCGATACGCTTAAGTCACAAGGATTTATGTCTGGAATCCAGCAAATGAGGGGGTTGGGGGCACTGAGTAATGCTGAAGGGCAAAAGGTTATGGATGCTATTGGAAATCTTTCTTCAAGCCAATCTGAGGCGTCAGCGAAGGCATCTATTAAAGCCATCATTAGCACGACACAAAAAGCTCAAGAGCGGTTGCAGCAAAAATATGGGAAGGACATTCCACCAATTCAAAATACGCAGAAAGCTCCTGCAGCTCCTGCACAGCAAGCAACTTCTGGTTATCAATCTCTATGGGGTGATTAATGGCAAAGGCATGGAAAGACGTGATCGCGTCACCGCAGTATCAGCAGCTAACCCCAGAGCAACAATCAGCGGCGCAGAGTCAATATTTTAACGAGGTTGTAGCACCGCAAGCTGGCGATCAGGTTGATGCTGCTCGCCAGCATTTTTATTCTGCATACCCATTACCTTCTCAACCTCAACCTCAACCTCAAGCCTACCCAGCAGTTTCTCAGGAAGAGAATGCCCGGCAAGAAAATGTCGTTAATAATGCGAATGGTTTCGACAGGTTTATGTTCGGCGTGCTGAATGGTTTGATGGATGTTGGCAAAGGCGTCGGCCTGTTCAAGGATATGACGCCAGAAGAGCAAGCTGCCATTAAATCAGTTCAGCAAAAACTGGCCGCAAAACCATCCACATCGCAAGATGTAGGTGAGTTTATTGGTCAGGCAGCTCCGTTTCTTGGTGGTGGGGGATTAATTGCTCAGGCTCCTGCAGGTGCTGCTAGGCTTGCTGCAGCTGCAGGTCTTGGCGCAGCTGAAGGTGGCATCGTTGCAAAAGGAACTGGAAATGATGTTACAACAGGGGCAGCTGTCGGTGCGGTTGCTGGGCCTCTGGCTGAATTGGCTGCTCCGATTATTGGTAAGGCTGCTAATGCCGTTTCCAAAAGAGTAAGAGGTACTTCTCCAGCAGCCACATCCCAGGCAGCTCAACTTGAAGGCATGGCAAAGGTTGCCACAAAGGCTACAGATGTAAACCCTATTACCGGTAACAGCTCAGGGATTAATGAGCTTGCATCTTCGGTTAAGCCGGATAGTTCAGTGCTTCAGGCCGCAAGAAATTTAGGCATTGAGGATTCACTAACTCCAGGCATGTACTCAACCAATCCAACATACCGAGCGTTTGAGAATGCATTGGCATCTACACCAGGTAACAAGCTATATCACTCACAAAGAGAAGCTATAGGTCAGCTCGGACAGAAGGCGGATCAGTTCATCAGTGATTTTGGCGGCAGCCTTGATAAGGATTTTTTAAACCAGAGAATAAAGAGCTCTTATGAAGGGCTTAGGCAGGGTCTCAAGAAACAAGAGGATATCCTATACAATCAGATTAGATCAAAAATCCCTACCCGCGCCCCAGTGGAAACCAGCAATACAGTCAAAGCAATAGAGGATATTGCTGATGACGTTGGCGGCTTAGAAAAGCTTAAATCGCTTTATCCGCAGCTATCAAAAACTCTTGAGCAAATTGACCCCAACACATCGCCAACTTACGGGCTGCTTGATGCCGTGCGTAGACAGGTTGGGACTGGTCTTGGCAAGGCATTAGATAAAGGTCCATATGGTAGCATAGATACTCGCCATCTTGGGATTCTTGAAAATGCACTGATACAGGATCAAGGAGCAGCGGCTGCTAGATATGGGGCTCAGGAATCTTGGAATTTGGCTAGGGAGATAGGTCGAAAAAGGTTCGCCGTACAGGCGGCTGCTATTAATAACCTTGGGAAGGATCTGGACAAGGGAGTTATTCCCCAGCTTCAACAGGCTATAGTCGATATGTCACAAGGTAAAGGTGGTGATTTCCGCCGCATAGTATCAAACTTGCCAGACGATATGGTGCAGCCTGCAGTTGCAACAGCGATGAACAAAGCCTTCACTGCAAACGCTAAATCACCTGGGCAGCAACTTGGCGTGCCTGGTTTTGTAAAGTGGTATGGTGGGATTTCAAGGAACAAATCTAATATGCAGGCGCTTAGCCGGGCAATTGGCTATCCAGCAACTCGCAGATTGAGGAATATTTATGATGTAGCGGCTGGGATGCAGAGGGCTGGGAGCGAAAAGGTGTATTCATCATCGCAAATTGACAGGATGATGAGCCAGTTCGCTGGCGAGAAGGGAGTGCTTGGTAGAATCTATGGGATTGGCAAGGATGTCGCTAAAGCTGAGGGTGTCACTTCGTTGTTGGGGGTGCCTGGGGCTGGAACGGCTGGGGTATTATTTAGCCTTCTTCGTTCCACCAAAAACTCTCGCATGTCTGCAGCTGATGATCTAATAGCATCGCCTGCATTCAAGAACCTATCCAAGCGAATCGCAGCAGGAAAGGTAGAGAACTCAATGGCAAGAAGGGCTGCAGATGCTTCAATATCAAAAACAAAGCCATATCTCGATTGGGCTAAGACGCTTACCGACGAGGAAAAAAGCAATCTAGCCCGAGTTGGTCTTGTTGCATATCTTAGTAGTAGCGACCCTTCGCCCACAGAGCAACAACAAGAGCAGCGATAATCCAACCGATTGTTACCATTTTAAACCTCCGCCATGGATGGCTAGCTTTCTTCAGATATACGTTTCATTTCGTTGTAATTCTGTATTGCTTTGGTGCAAAGCTCTGTGAACTCCTTGAGGGTCATTCCAAGCCTAGCAACTTCAGTTGCTCCAAAGCGATTGATGAACTCATCACCCCCAGGCATTTGAGTGGCGTTTTGGAACTCAGCCATTTGCTTATAAGCTGCACAAGTTCCTGCAAACCTTGCATTAACTATAGCATCAGTAAATAGCTTCTTCCCTTCATCTTGGGAAGCCGAGGCTCCGAAAGATATGGCGATGATGGCAAGAGCGAAAACCTTTTTCATTCTATCCCTCCGTGGGAATCGATACATCAATATAGCCCACTTAGGTGGGCTATTTCTGCGATGGGTTATCTCTACCATTAGCCGAAGGTTGCTCCTGTGCGGTTGGCGTAACTTGAGATGATACTTCTACTTTCTCTGTAGGCTTAAAGTAAACCTGCACTTGAGGGATGGCTAGAATGATAGCCAAAATAGCAAGAATTGCCCCCACTAGCCACTGGGTGGTAGATACGGATGTTTTTAGGCCGTCTATGTGTCCTTTTAGGCCCGCTATCTCGCCGTTAGAGGCTGAAATGTTTCCCTTTATCTCGCCAAGGGAGGTGTTCATAGTTGCAAATTGCTGAGCCTGGAATTCTCGAAATGAGGCTATCTCGGCGCGAACTAAGGCTGCGGTAGCTTCAGCTTCCGCCTTGCTTTGGCCAAGCTTTGCATCTATTTCTTCACGACTTACTGATGACATACTCGAGCTATCTCCTTTAGAAGATTTGTACCATTTTAGCACATCTTCAACGTTGATTGTTGAGTATGCCCTCTGATCTGATCCTCTGGATTCACTGTATGCCTTTGAAGACTTTGATGATTGTGCGTACAAGTCTCTTAATGAATCAAATTTTTTAGCTATATGGAATTGGCCTGATTTAGAAAGATCTGCATAATCATCCTTATTGATCACCATCTTTTACTATCCCTTCTTCCGGTTCTTTTGCTGATTTTTCATGTTGTTCAATGATGAATCTCGCTAGATCTAACATGAGGGATTCTGGCATCCTAATAGTTGCCATGTTTAGTTTGATGTTTTCAACCTGTGTACCGCCATCTAGCGGCCATACTGATACATGTTTAAAAAACGCAATTGATCCTGTTCTATCAGAACCATAACCAAAAGAAGAATATCCAAATGCATCGGCATATTCATCAACGCAATTGTTGGTTTTTTTTATGTAGTCTTTCTCATCCATTGCCTTTTGCTCCATTATAAAGCTTGTTAAGAGTTTCAAAAATAACTGATCTGAACTCTTCAGACTGAATGCTTGCAAGCCTCTCAGATTCGCTTGCATAACCAATTTTTGCGCTCGGTTTATCGAGGGCATCATTAACTATCTTAAGCAACTCCGAGTTCATGGATCGACCATTCATCTCTGCTCTTTGCTTAAGTTTGTTCCTAACTTCCAGTGGCATGCGGAAGTTAAAGTGAGGATCATCACGAGCCATGTGACACGCCTTCTGCCAAATATTTGCATCATAGATTGCATTTGGCATGCCCTCAATAAGTCCACCGTGGTCTTATTGCCATAAAAGTTATGTAATTTCACCTAGTTAAGCATATCGATCGTCACCGCCGATCAATATCAAGTTATTGATCTGTAGTTCCAATTTGATGATTTACCCACCGATTAGTAGTGTCGTGCATAGCAGTACAAAAGGTGGAAAAAATGAGATGGAATCTCCGTAACGCCTGGCTTCAGTCATAGCATTTTGCTTAGCATTCTGGGTAATTATCATTCTAATAATTCACTACATGTAACAGCATCCAACACCAGGGCCCGGCTATCCAGTCGGGCTTTTTTTATACCTAAAAACTACCGCAAGCCTTGCCTTGTGGGGATTACTCACGCCTGGAGAAAATAAATGGCTAATCCCGTTATCCCAACTGCAGTAGTCGCGCTGCCGTATACCCCATTTACTGCAGCTCGAAAGTTTGCTGCGGTTGCAAACGGTAAAGTGTATCTGGGGAAGGTTGACACCGATCCGACCATCACAGAAAACCAGATTCCAGTGTTCCTGGAAAACGAGGACGGCTCGTTTGTCCCGGCAGCTCAGCCGTTAAAGCTGAATGCTGGCGGCTTCCTGGTAAACAATGATCAGATCGCCAAGTTTGTTGTAACAGAGCGCCATGCGATCGCCGTTTATGACACCTTCGGCGTGCAACAATTTTACATTCCAGATGCTACGAGATACACCGAAGGCAGCAGCGGAGATAACTCTATATTCGGCAGAACGCTGCGAGTGCCGGAGCCATTCATTCCTGTATTGCCACCGGCGGCGTCGAGAGCCAATAAGGTGCTGGGATTTGACAGCCTTGGCAATCCAATTGGCGTACTTCCTCAAACCGGTAGTGGTACGGAACTAGCCATCGACCTGGCAAACAAAAGCGACCCATTCAAGGGTGCGGCTATGGTTGGATACAAAAAGACCACGGTAGCGGCTGTTCTCGATACAATTTCAAGCGTGAAGATCTCGCAGACGACCAGTAACGGGATGTACTCGGCGTGGCCGCAGGGGAAGGTATTCAGCCACAATAACCAGGCATATTGCCTGTTCAACGTGGGCGCATCTCACAGCAGTGCGCCGCTAAGTGTTTATCAGCAGATTTCACAGGACGGCGTTACATGGACGCGTTTAGCCCCGAGAATCTCGGCATCCACTACAGACCTGACAACGTGGCCGCAAGGCGTGTCTGCTTGGGGTGCTGGTTCAGACGGCACTAATATATGGTGTGCAGCACGATTCCGCCGCGTTTCTGACGAGTCTCAATCCAAGTGCGTGCTATATAAGAGCGTCAACAATGGTTCGGTATACACTCCAGTATTAGACCCGGTGCCTTTGTACGATTCTAACGGCTGGGCACCTGTTTTGATGCACTCCTTTGCAGTTTTGCCTAATGGCCAAATTGCTTTCGGCTATCACATGTATGATTCCGAAGTGGGCATTGCCACGATCGACCCAGTCACCCTGGTAGTGACTAGAAATATCATTTTCTCGAAAGAGAACATCGGCGGAACTCCGATGCTCGTTGAACCAACGATCCGTGTATATGGCTCTCGCGCAGTTGGTTTCTTGCGCACTCAGAATAACTCAGTTCGAAAAGCTGTGATGTGGTACAGCGACGACAACTGCCAGACATTCACAACCCGGGAGGTAGATGGAGTTCCTAACCAATCTCCGGTATCGCTGATCAGCTATCAGGGCAATACGTACATCTTCTACTGCGGTCGCTACCGTAACGGCAATAGCACCAACGGCCTGACAGATAGCCCAATGCTAACTATGCGTGTAGGGACTGATAATGATGCGGTAAACATGCTGTGGGAAAACTTTACCGAGGTTCCGATTGCAGCTGTTCCTGCTATGTACAGCGATGCTGGCCCGTCGGGTACAGGTGTGCAGGATGTGTGCGTCAGAGGAACCAAGATCATCGTTTGCCTATCCTCAAACATGGGCTCAAACGTAGATCAGGCGGAAATTTACTCTGTCACCATAGATTTGGCCGACCGACGGAAAACAAACTTCTTCCTGACTGAAGAGGCATTTACAAACTCTGCCAGGGCGACAGATTTCCCATCAAACTATCAATTTGGCAGTGTTAACATTGTCAGTGTTGGCGGTGTAAACAGCACCATTCGAATGAATGGCCAGCAGATAGTCCAAGATCAAGATGCGGCGGTGCGCTGGGGTTCAGTTTCAGGTGCAGCAAGTAAGACACACGCGTTTAACAATGGTCCGATGCCTGCTTATCTGACGGCTGGTGCCAGTAGTGCTGATGTTTTGCTTTGGGGTAGTTCAGGGGTAACAGAAATAAGGGCGGGGACTGCTTTAGCAAATGCATCTATTAAGTTGGATGTTGCAACAAAACGAATAACCATAACCAACCCTAACAACGTCAATGGCGTTGCTCTGGAGGCAAATGGGACGATAACGTTCAGCGCAAACTGGCAGCATCCGATCAAGATAGATGGCGGTGCTCAGCAGACCTACGAATGGGTATCAGGAACGGGTAATAAGAGATACAAGAAAGGAACTCCGCCTACATCTGATAGCGACGGAACCATTTTGTATTGATGCTCAGATTAACTTCCGTTAGCAGTGTGGCTACTGCTGGCGGAAGTCTTCTGGGACAGAATTGGGACATGGATGTTTTCACATCTGTTGATATGGTTTTCCATCTTTTTGCATCTTGGGACGTGTGAGCGCGGTTTGATGCGGTAAGTCACTGTGTTAAATGGTGATTCTAGGAACTTCTAAGCCGTAGGTCATAGGTTCGAATCCTATAGGGCGTGCCATTACTCCCTTGATTTTCTTCCCCCTACTTGTTCCCTTGAAAACTCGACTGCGCTACCCGTACTCCCGTTGGCTCGCCGCTGAACGTCATGCTATGTTCATGCGTTAACTTTCAGTGAGTAGTAGAGAGAAAAATGCAAAGCTTATTCGTTTACGGCACCCTGGGGCCGGGCAGGCCCAACGCGCACATTATGGAAGCCATCGGCGGCAGCTGGGAAGAGGGTAGCGTCGGCGGCTCGCTGCTTAACGAAGGCTGGGGCGCCGAGATGGGCTACCCGGGCATCGTGCTGGATAACAGTGGCAATCGGGTGAACGGGTTTCTGTTCCGTTCAGCTAACCTCGTCAACCACTGGCCGACTCTCGATGCGTTTGAAGGTGAGGGCTATGAACGAGTGGCGGTCAGCGTCACCACCGCCGGCGGCGAAACCGTCGATTCGTTTATCTACATGCTGAATAATGATACGAGCCGCTTCGCCGAGTGA